GTATTGCTCTTGGTTTAAGTGTCGGCTTTGTGTGCATTGGCAGGGGGTCTTTATTATATGGTGTCATTTTTTAACTCCTTTACCTTTTCTGTGGATTCATTTGGGATAGGTCTCTTGGAATGTTGGTTGCTTTTGCCTTTTGGGTGGAGTAATGTACCTTGACTCTCTCGTTGTGAATGGCTTCCTGTTTTCTCTCGGGGTTGAAATTTGTTACCATCCATTCCTTTAATCTCTGGAATATATCCGTGAACCTACCCCACAGGCTACGGCGTTCTACTACCCTTCCCCTTACCATGTACCTGATGCATGGTTGGCAGAGTACCCCGCCTGATACGTGCTTGTGTCTTGTTTCGGATTCTTCCTTACAGCGTGAGCATCTGTGGTGATTCATTGCTCCTCCTTAATTCCTACTACCTTTTAATCTCGGTATAAGTTCCCTGAAATACTCCCGGTTAATCATGTCAGTAGATTTTATTGGTTCAGTGCATGGATGACCGTCAAGATAGAGCCAGCTTGCTATTTGTTTACTTACTCTCCAGTTGGTTAATAGTATCATTTTAATAAGTCTCCATTCTCGTAAGAATTACCGATGTTTTCAAGGTCGGATGGTTTCAAGCCAGTTTCATGCTCAATCCTTTCAAATGACCAGAATCCCTTACCGAAATCATCCCCGCTTTCTGCAATTTCCACGCCGAAACTGCCATTCTTGAAGACAATTTCCGCCAGGTGATTCGCTGGTTCTATTGGCCCACTCCCATCATCGAGGATTACATCTTTGAGAGTGTCCGGTATTAGCAGGATGTCAGATTCGTAATCATCCGTATCGTTCTTGTCCTTGAGGCCGGTGTATTGATGGCTCTCTTTGTGGGCTTTATCTATCGGGGCGATAACACCTACGAACAGGTCACGGTCTATGAAACCCCAGTAATGCCATTTAAGGAACTTACCCTTATCAAAAATAGGTTGCCTGAATTTTAATTCTCTCATATTACCCTCCAAAAGGTTCCGCTTGACAGTTCTGTTCCAGCCATACCGACCGCATATTATCAGCTATTACGGCATCTTCGCGGATTGCCTTTGATAGTGCTTCCTGAGCAAGTTTCAACTCCATTAATTTGATACGGATTACCAGCAAGCTAAATGCAACGTTCTTATCCATTATGTCCCTCTCTCAAAGCGTTCATTCTCAAAGCGTTCATTCTCAGAGTAACTCGGCTCATCCACCAATATAATAATTAGGTCACGAAGAGACTTGGTAGCGTCAAAACAGTTGCCGTGCTTACCGGGTGTCTGGTATGAGGGTAGGCCAACCTCTTCAAGCCACTTCTTGAATACATCCTTGACTATCTCAGTTGTTAATGGCCTATGGTTATTCTGTTGCTCCAGCATTTCAGTTAATGTCATTTTAGCCCTTCTGGTTTATATCATCATCGGTTATTCGCTTGAAGCCATGCCTAGTAAGGCAATCGTCACAGATTGTATGTGTGGTTTCGTTTGCGTCCTTGCCTTTATACGGTGGTTTAGTTCCCAATACCTTTTTGCACCATGCACATTGAATAATCATAATCCCCCTCTATTGTGGTTTAGGCTAACGATACCCAGAAAAAGTTCGGGTCTTTGCAGCAGGGCACATTCTCATCGAAATACCTGTGTATGTGCGGCAGGTGTTTATTGAGAGACCGTAGTTCTTCCATCCTAATGTGTGTGACTGTTACCGAGGCATTGCAGGATTGACAATTATTCACGTGGTATGTCCTTCCGTGCTCTTTATACCAACCTGTTCCTGATTTCATCATTCATCTCCTTTATACATATATTTGACTGTTAGCAACTGAATAAATAATGCTTGTGCGTTTCGGGTGCTTCAGAACATGGACAGGGGTTAGGCGTTTCATCGTTGAATGGTTTGTCGGAAAGCTTCCAGCCCCCAGATGTGCCGCAAAATATTCCCCCTACTCGCCGTTCAACTTCCTCTTGCGGCAATGACGAACACACCGCCTTCCAAAGCACCGCCTCACCTAGTTCAGTAAATTCTTCCATGATTATCTCCTTTATATTTGACTGTTAAAATGGTTATGGGTTAATCTCTTTGTCCCATTCGGCTTGCCTCTCGTGTAGCTTTTTCATGACTTCATCACGAAGATAGCCACATTTCAGGCAGTCCTCCCACCTGCACTCATGGCCTCTTGTCATGCACATAATCATCTGTGTTTGTGCTGGTGAATACTCACTCTTAAACTTTGTCATAATCCCTCATATCCTCCTATAAGTTACTCTTTGCCAGGGCTTGACGGGCGGCCTCTTCCTCATTGTCCGTACCGAATATTTGAGGACGTGCCAGCCTGTATTTCGCTAAAAGTGTCTTCAATGCCTCAACCAAATCATCGAGGATTTCTTGCGATTTCTTCAACCGCTCTGGTGAAACCACATAGTAAGAACCACAGCCTGCGCAAACGGAACGCTCCTCTCTATCCTGATAGCCTGTGTGTACTCTAGGGAAGTTCAATATGTCCATGATTATCCTCCTGTTACTTACCTTCGGCTAGGGCTTTCGTTAAAGCACGATAGCCGTCACGGTAGAGCGGAATTACGTGGTATTGAGGGCAGCCAATCTCGAAGAGGCGGTCATACGCTTCCTTAGCTGACTTCAATGCCTCAACCATAGCATCGTAAGAGTTTACCGCTTTGACTATGCGCTCGGCGTTGGCTCTGTTCTGAGCATATGTTATTCGACTATCCTGCCCCAGTAACGCTATCTCAATAGGCACAACGCCGGGGACGAATATAATGGGTGTTGCATCCCATCCTTTTCCTCCTGTTCTCCATTCTCCTGGTGTATGTTCCATTGTAACACTCTCCTAATCTATTCTATATTTCCTTATGCTTTAACCTTAAATCATTAATCCCCAGTATCGTTCTTCCCTAGTATTGCACGTGAGCATAAATAGTAAAACGCCTATCAGCCCAGCTAGCCCCACGACTATAGTAAACACGCCCGCCACCTCACAGGCACCATCCCAGGTTTCTCCCTTAGAGAGCAAGCCGTTGGTAGAAAACCGAGCGATAAACTGGTGCTTTACAATACACCTGCCCAGAAATCCGATACCCAACCAAAGTATTGCCCCAACAATAATCCAATCCATGTCCATACCTCCATATATAATATCTATATGAGTGTTAAATGTATTCATTCGTTGATTCATTAAATGGTTTAAAGTCTTCAGGTGAGGTGTAATAATCCATCATCTATTACTTAATAAGCCTTTGCATCTTAGCGATTGCTCTTAGTGTTGGAGTCTGGACGCCTCGTTCCCACCTTGAAACGGTTATTGCGTCCACCTTGAGCCGGGTTGCTAACTCTTTTTGAGTCAAGCCCAATCGAGTTCTTAATTCGTTTATTGCCTCTGGTGTCATAATCTACCTCCTGTGATATATGTGGTTAGGGGTGAATGCCCCATTCTTTTAACTGCTCTTCCCATTTATCACCGCTGGGATACCACTCATTGTTCACCCAATGCACGACTTCCTTGATGCCGTTCTTCCTGCCAGTTTCAACGCCGGCTTTATAAAATTCGATTAGCGTTGCGTTATCGTCGTTCATAAGTTTCACCCTCTGGTTTGCGGGTCATTGTCACCATGTAGAGCCGGTAATGCCGGGGTCGGTAGGCAGCCATCCACCATAGGTAATTCTCAGTAGCCTGTGCCAATTTAACCCTCTTGTTCATGTTCATACCCCCTTATTTATTTCCTGATATTAGACTGGAGCGGTTACCACCTTTTCCGCATGGTTCTTACTTGCCACGGGTAACCGTGTGCGGTGTATAGGGAAGATGTTTTTTCTATCCTTGAGAATTCGTGTCGGGGCAGGGAGTGTCGAAGTTTGAGGTGCATCTTCTCTGCCTCTTCTCTAGTCCTGAATCTATCTACGTTGGTTGTGAAAGTTCTGCCTATCATTTGTGCCATTAAATAGTTCCCAACTGTCTTGGCGATGTTTGCTTTGTCAACTGCCTTCATGCCAACCTCCAATACTTTATATACATACAATAACATGACGACTAGGCACCTGTCAATAGTTTAGATTTACATAATACTATTATTTTTAATAGCTGAACCTTGCAAGTCTAACGTTCACATAAAACATTCAAGGTCTATCTCTCTATCTATTACAAGAAGGTAACAGCGTAATAAGGTATAGAGCTTGGGGAGGGGTTGACCTCGTTACTTGACAGGATCTTCTGGAACCTTTACAATTCCTGATAGTACAGTCTATGTCTACTAATCCTCTCATCCATTCAGGCCGACACTTTGCCCTTTCTTTTCCTCCTTTCTTTGCTCCGGGCGGTTTGGCCCCGTCCGGAGTAAGTAAACAAGAGGTTATCTAATGGTTAAAATTAAAGAATTATTGAGGGACTACCGGAAAAGTCAGGGACTACTTAAAAGACGTTTCAGGCGGGATTACAAATTATGGCAGACTAAGCCCGTAAGGACTGAGCATGGTTAAAATCATTAACAAACCTATCGGTAGACCTAATATCGAGCTGGATTATAACCGCATCTTTCAGATGGCTAAGGATCAATGCACTGTCGCTGAAATTGCCGCGGAGCTCGAATGTTCAGAAGTAACGCTCGCACATGACAATGATTTCAGACATACCTTTAAAAAGGGTCAAGAGGCTGGTAAGACTCATCTCAGGCGCTTACAGCTACGTCTGGCAGAGGGTAAAGACCCTGTTTATGAGAGGGATGACAAAGGTGATATAATATTCGATGGTAAGGGCAAGCCGGTGATTAAAGAGTCGGGGTTTGCTCCCCAGGCTTCGGCCTGTATCTTCCTGGGAAAGAACCAGTTAGGCCAGATGGATACCCAGAACATGAATCTGCACGTTGAGGCGCCGGTAACCGTGCTGCATAAAGACTACGAGAAGGGGAAAAAGGAGGGAAAGAAGGATGAATGAGTTAATATTTAAAGATGGGGCGGAAATCATTGTCACGATTGGAGATGGCGGTCTTCGTGTTAAGATACCGTGGATTGAAGTTACGAAGCCGTTATCTGCTGTTGACCTAAGCAGGAAATTAAAGAAAGCCCCGGATAAGCCGGACTCTTAGAACGTATGTGTTACAAAATCAATACCTGGCAGTATGCTTCCGCCCATATTGAGGCAAACCCCGCATTTATCGGCACTATGACCACATCATGCGGCAACATAGGTCACTAGATTGCCGTTGGGTACCCTGTGGGGTACTAGGAGAGCTCTCCCACCGGGAACATCCATCTTATTCCGGGATAGCCTGGAGAGGAAGCGGGTCTTTGTGGGACCACCTCGTAATCATAGGAAGTAGCCGGACAGATTTTTCTAGTAAAAGGAGAAAGGGAATGAAAAAGATAAGAGCCGCTGAAGCAATCAGGATGTGGGCAGTTCAACAGGCGGTAATCGCGCATTCAGATGGTTACAAGATGGAAAACATACTAGATACGGCAAAGGCTTTTGAGGGGTATATAACAGGTCAAACGATTATTTTTACGAGGAGTGGGTCGGGGAAAGTTGGGGAGCCGGAACCGACCTAACTCCACCAACGGGAGACTTTTAGCTAACCCACAACTAACCTGATTTTTCTAGAAAAGGGATAAAAGCTCATTATTTCAGGGAGGACAGAGATGGCCGAGATGACAAAGCAGGAAGGACTAGCGAAAGAACTACTTGTTGTCTTTGGTTCATATTTAACAGAGTCGGAATATATGGGTATCGCCAGAGTAGCACTTAGGTATCTCCAAAACAACGATGTAGTAATCAAGGAGCAACTGTGGCAGACTTATCCTGACCAGCCGGACGAATTATGGGAAGTAGAGCCACTGATAGGGGAAGGATAGTGCCGGTATACGAGTACAGGTGTTTGAAGGGACATAAATCCGAGAGGATTTGCGTTGTTGACAACCGTGATGACGTAGTTTTCTGCCTGAAATGCAAGGGAAGGTCGATGAGGCAGATGCCTAAAGGCACGTCCCATAAATGGATAGGCCGTATACTTGAATGGGGCAAGCCTGATATTATAGTAGGCAGGGAAGAAGACCTGCTCATAGAAGGGCAGAAGCCGATGACGGTGATTGAGAGTTAACAGAAAGGGAGGCCGATATGAGTATTTTACTAACGGATGAAGAAATATTAAGCATTATTCGAGAATATGAGGGGACGTGCCAAGAGGCAAGGCACGAAGCCAACCGTGCCCAGTTAAAGAAGGTTGTGGAGCGATTTGAGACAGAGTTCCCGAAAATGGTTGGATTAAGGGCGATTGATTTGCCTCTTACGAGCTTATGGAAGGAAATCAGGAAAGAAGCCGGACTATGAAAGCCTTGCGCAGCGTAGTCTATGGAGTCGGCGTATCAGGTTTTCGTCACAATAGGCACTCACGTCAATCCCAGCGCTGCTCATATGGTACGAGACATACTAGCGAGATGAATAAAAGGAAATGAAAAAGAAATGAAGATAAAACTGAGTATCATAATTGCCATTTTCGTTATTGGTGTTCTTGGTGGGATGGTTATTGTCATATCACCGGAGAATATCGGTGAGGTTATCAAGGCTGTTATTGCTGCTATTATTGAATTGTTAGGTTAATATGACAGCACCCCCAAAGAAGAAATTCAGAGAGATTTGGACGGGTAAAGACGGCCTCAAGCACATGAGGGTCAACTATCACGAAGGGCAGATACGCGCCGATAAAAGTACAGCCCGTTATGTGATTATGCTGGCTGGCACTCAGGGCGGGAAGACCTGCTACGGTCCCCACTGGCTCTACGACCGGATATTAGAAACTAAGGTCAAGGGCGAGGACAACGACTACCTGGCGATTACCGCTACGTTCCCTCTTCTTAAAATGAAGATGGTCAAGGAGTTCAGATTACTCTTTGAGAACCTTCTACAGTTGGGTGTCTATAAGGAAGCCGACAAGCTGTTTCTCTCCCATGAGAGATACCACGGGGCTGAGTTGTGGAGGGTTATCTTCGGTTCTGCCACCAACCCTGAGTCAATCGAGTCGGCTACCGCTAAAGCGGCGTGGCTCGACGAAGCCGGGCAAAGACAGTTCAAGAGAGAGGCGTGGGAAGCTATCGAGAGAAGGCTGTCCATCTACGAGGGCAGGGCACTCTTCACCACCACGTTGTACTGTCTTGGATGGCTGAAGACCGAGATTTACGACAAGGCGATGACCGGTGATAAGACATTCGAGGTTATCAGCTTTGACTCGATGGTTAATCCGCTATTCCCGAAGGATGTCTATAACAGAGCAAGGGCGACTCTTCCAACGTGGAAGTTCAAGATGTTCTACCAGGGGGAGTATGATAACCCCGCTGGACAGATTTATGACGCTTTTAATGAAAAGACGTGTGTGATTGACCGATTACCACGGGAAACTTATAAGAACTGGCCGGTATATGTCGGCCACGACTTCGGCGGTGTCAACCCTGCTGCCGTATTTTATGTCAAAGACTCCGCTACGGGGTTCTTCTACCTGTTCGATACCTTCAGGCCACAAGAGGGTATGTCGGTATCACAGAGGGTAGAGAAGTGGAAGCGGGTTACTGAGGGCATGAACGTCGTGCAACGGTGCGGGGGCTCTCACCAGGAAGAAGAAATCAGACAGGCGTATACGGCACACGGCTGGCCTATACAGGAACCGAAGATACATAGCGTGGAAGCCGGCATCGACAAGGTGTACGCCCTGCACAAACTGAACAAGATATTCGTGTTCAGGGATTTGAACGACTATTTAGACGAGAAACAGAGTTATTCAAGGGAACTGGATGATAATTACACCCCGACTGACCAGATAGAGGATAAGTCGAAATATCACTTGATGGATGCAGAGAGGTATCTGTTAAGTGAGTTTACACCGGAGACAGCCGACCCTTCAGGAGAGGGTGAGGTCTGGAAATATTAGGAGGAAAAGGAAAATGGTTGAACCTTTATGCCCTGAGTGCAGGAAAAAGATGGCCGCTCACTGGACGTGTGACCACTGCGGATTTGACCCTAACAGGACGAAATCTAAGGAGAGACTGGTTGTTCTACCTTATAAGTGCTCAAGGTGCGAGAAACCTACCCAGAAGAAGATTGACGATATACCAGTCTGCGGAGACTGTTTTACCGAAGGATGGGGTAGATTACCCAGTATGCCATTAGGAGTACCAGAAGACAGAGAACGAGAAATGGGCGAGGGTATAGGGGTAACTCCACCAACAGATAACAAATTAGAGACAAAAACATACAAATGTCCAAAATGTAGCGTAAAACCGTTCAAGTCGAAGCAACGGTTAAATAAGCACAAGACTAAATTCCACGGAGGTTAATCATGGTTAGTAAACTTACTACGGCGAATAGAACAAAGGACAGGTCAAGGGAATTGTTCGGTGTTGTCCCAAAGGACAAGACAGGAGCGTTACTTTACGATGAGATAGTTGGTGGAGTTAAAATCGTTCCAACTTGGCTGTTCGGCAGTCCCGTGCTAAGAACTGGCGGGAATGGTCTGGCGGGATGGCTAAGAGCCGAAGGAAGCGTTGAAGGCTTACTCCAAAAAGGTGCATCTGGTATCATCGCTAATCTCTATGGTGGGGTGCAGACAGGTGGGGCAAGCTGGGCAGCGGTCTATGTCCCCGCTAATGAGATACCTACACCAGATTTCAACTCTGGTCAGTGGACGTATAGATATGCCGATGCGGAGGAGCATGGTCACAATATGGTTATCTGGGCTCATGACCCTGAAGATTTAGGCAATCGAGTTGAAATAACTCAGGCACCAAGCCACGCAGATTTGGCTAGAGCTGACGGGTGGAATGACCATACGCTAGATGTAACCGCCACGCAATTCTTCTATTACGGAGAGGGCGTAAGTGGTTCGGGCTTAACAGCGGGTACTCAATATACCTGGAATCAGTTTCAGGCCGATGTGGTATTCTCGACCTGGAAAATATACCGAATCTCTATCGAATATGGCTGGTATTCAACCGGCACGTTTGGAGAGTCGTGGTTAGCTGAACTCATACTCAACGGTGAGGTTATCCGACTCCAGCCGGGGCCGGGAGAGACAATGGGGCGTGAGGTCAAGTCTTTCTTCAAGGCAACAGCCGGTAATTCTACTGCTGATGTTACCCTTGTAACCCCGGGGACAGGCAGGAGAATTAAAGTCCTGTCTCTTAACATGATAACTGCAAGCGCAACGGCGGCTGACTTTGAGTGCTACTTCAGCGTTGCAGACGCTATGCCAGCGGCAAAGGTTATCGCAATCAGAAATCTTGATACGGATGCGGTATCCGAGCACTTTGTCAACTTTGGGGAAGACGGGCCGGAGGGCCTTGTCGATGAGATTGTTTCCATGCGGACATCGGTTGACATCACTACTACCGGTATATTCACAATCGTCTACCGGGAAATATAGTGTCTCAAAACCAGGAGTAACCTTATGGCTGAACGAAATATCCATGAGTTAATAACCACAACTGAAACCGAGTTCGCCCAACTCCACAAACGTATGGACGTTGATCGTGACTTGCTCGTTATGAAGCCGTTTACTCTGGAAGATGAGGATAAACGGGATAAGCCGGAGGTTGATAATATCACCCTGAACGACGCAAAGGTATTTGCTACAAGGGTGCAGTCCAACCTCATCAGATCCAATATGCAGCCGGAAGTAGACGGGAAAGGGCTGGACGACAAATACACTACTAACGTGGAGCAGTTCTTCAGGGACATAAGCCTTGCCTTTGACGACATGATATATGCAAGGGATATGGCTTCTTTGATTTCCTACAACATTCAGCAGATATGTTATCGTGGCAGGTTAGCCAGCCGGATAACTTTACGTGAAGATAACGGGAAACTGGCAGCCGACTCGTTCTTGCCGATGGATACCAGATACCTTGTTTACAAGTTCGATGTGCTGAAGAACAAACCGAAGTGGTTCTCTTATGCTACTTCCCGTGACCCCGAAGAAGTCAGGGACGAATACGGCTCGGACGCTACCGCCGCCGTGGATACCAACGTCCTCGTCAGAGATTACTGGGACGGTAAGAAAGAAGTCGTCTTTGTCGATACCAGGGAAGTCAAGAACAAAGATCATAAGTACGGTGAACCTCCGATAGCCCTTCAGGTAGCCCCTGTCGGCATGATGTATAATGACATTGACCGTCTGGAGCATAGCGGAGAGAGCATCTTCCTCAATAACAGAAACCTGTACCTCGAAAAGAACAAGATAGCCTCTCTTCTTTCGACCTTGACTCAGTTAGCGGTGTTCGCTGGGATGCAGTTTGAGGTTGACAATCCCGAATCAGCTAAAAAGCCAGAGAGAGTGCCATACGGCAAGAAGTTTGTCGTTTTGGTCAAGAAGGGCATGGGTTTCAAAGCGATGCCCTTTGCCGACATAAAGAACGCCACCAGGACGCTCCTCCAGATGGTTGACTCATCGTTACAGGACGGCAGTTTCCCACGAATAAGCTACGGTACGTTACAGTTCCCCATATCGGCAGTCGGTATGGCGGAACTCAAAGAGGCGGAAGACCCGGTATACTTCCCCCGCATGAACGGACTGGCCTTCTACTATCAGAGATTATACCGGATGATATTGAAGCAGTATATCGATATGAAACTCAACGTCAAGTTGGGTGATGTTGGCTTCGAGAAGAAATATCCTTATAAGGAACTGGACAAGGATTTCAGGATACAGTTCAAGTTCTTTACCACGACTCCGAAACAGAATATGGTCAACTACACGGTAGCCAGCGCTGCCGGCGATTTACTTTCCAACGAGACAAAGCGGCGTGACATACTCCAACTGGAAGACCCTGAAGGCGAAGCGACAAAGGTGTGGGCGGAGAGGGCGGCACAGTTATCTCCGGGTATCGCCAAGTACCGTTCCGCC